AAACGATTTGACACAATTTAAAATTTTTGATATAATATAATAAAGAGAGAAAAGGAGAGATATAAAAATGGCAAAAATTACTTATGCAGGAATGAAATTAAAAATAAATGAAGATGTAAAAACTATTGATATTAATGGAAATTCTATTGAAGTATTACAATATTTACCAGTAGATGATAAATATTCATTAATAAATATAACACTACAAAAAGCTAAAGAAGGTGCTATATATAATCCATTAAAAAAAGATATGTTTTTCCATTTACATTTAATATATATGTATACTAATATATCTTTTACAGATAAGCAAAGAGAAGATGAAAGTAAATTATATGATACATTAGTAAGTAATGGTGTATTAGATAAAGTTATTGAAGTTATTCCTGAAAATGAATTTAATCTTTTATATTCATATTTAAACGACCAAGAGCAAGAAATTTTAAAATTTAGAAATACTGTTGGAGGGGCTTTAACAGAAATTATTCAAAATTTACCTATCCAAGCAGAAGAAATGCAAAAAATAGTAGATAATTTTGACCCTCAAAAATTTCAAAATGTTTTAGATTTTGCTAAAGCGGCTAATGGTGGAAGAGATATTCAATAAAGCAAGGCCAAAATAAGATAATTAAAAACCCTCTAATCTTATATATAGATAAGTAAGAGGGTTTTTTAAATGGAATGAAAAAACTTCAATTCGAGCAAAGGAGGAAAAAGGATATATGGCAAAAATAGATATTGCTAGAATGAAAGTCGGCGTTGACATTGAGGTTAATAAAAGTCAGTTAGACGCTTTACAACGAGATTTTGATTCTTTAGCAGTTACTGCTAAGATGTCTGGGAATGAGTTAAATACTGGGCTTCAACAAGCTGGTCAAACCGCTAGTAAAATTTCTACTATTTTAGATCAAAGTTTTAATAAGAAGCTTAACTCTTTAGATGTTACTAAATTTTCTCAAGAGTTGTCTAAAGCAGGATTAAATATGCAAACTTTAAAAGATAATCTTAGTAAAGCTGGAACATCTGGATCAAAAGCTTTTAACGATTTAACTTCAGAGATTTTAGGTACTAATATTCAATTAAAACAAACTAGTACTTTTTTAGATAAAATGTCCGTTACTATGGCAAACACAATTCGATTTGGAATTTCATCTGCTGTATTTAATAATTTAACTAGTGCTATTTCTAAATCATGGGAGTATACTAAAAAATTAGATAAATCTTTAAACGATATTAGAATTGTATCTGGGCAATCAGCAGATCAAATGGATCGTTTTGCCAAAAGAGCGAATGAAGCTGCAAAAAATTTAGGTTCAACCACTTTAGATTATACTAAAGCAGCTTTAATTTATTATCAACAAGGACTTCCTGAAGGTGAAATTCAAGCAAGAACAGATACAACTATTAAAATGGCTAATGTATTAGGGTCTAGCGCAGAAGAAGTATCTGATTATTTAACAGCTATTTGGAACAACTTTTATGATGGTTCTAAATCATTAGAATATTATGCAGATGTTATTACTAAATTAGGTGCGGCTACCGCATCTAGTGCAGAAGAAATTGCTGGTGGGTTAGAAAAATTCGCAGCTGTAGGTGACACAATTGGTTTAAGTTATGAATATGCAACAGCCGCATTAACAACTATTACCGCACAAACTCGTCAAAGTGAAGATGTTGTTGGTACAGCTTTAAAAACAATATTCTCTCGTATTCAAGGATTAAGCCTTGGAGAAACTCTTGATGATGGAACTAATTTAAACAAGTATTCTGAAGCGTTAGCAAGAGTAGGTATTTCTATTAAAGATCAAGATGGAAATTTAAGAGATATGGATTCCATCTTAGATGATTTAGGTGCAAAATGGCAAACATTAAATAAAGACCAACAAGTTGGTTTAGCTCAAACTGTAGCTGGTGTAAGACAATATAACCAGTTGGTTGCATTAATGGATAATTGGGATTTCATGGCAGAAAATCTAGAAACAGCAGCTAACGCACAAGGTGAATTAAATGCTGAAAATGAAATATATTTAGAAAGTACAGAAGCTCATTTAAAAACATTACAAGCCTCTTGAGAAGGCTTATATCAAACAATGTTTGACACCAATGAAATTAATCCATTGATCGATGGATTTTCTGAAATAATAGAAGGAATTAATGGTGTTGCACAATCTTTTGGTGGCGGTACAAAATCTCTAGCAGGTTTTGGAGCGATGTTTGTAAATGTGTTCCAAAAACAAATAGATAAATCTTTAACGCGTTTTATTGCCAATTCGAATGCAGCTAAAGAAAATTTAGCTTATTTCAAAACAATGTCTGAAACTGTATCAGCAGGAGCTGATATGAATGCATCAACACCAACAGAAAAAGCGAGTGCAGAAGCAGCTAGCAGACAAGTTGAAAATGCAGAAAGATTAATGGCGGTATATGATAAAATAGATGAAGCAGATGCACATAGACTTATTTCTTTAACAAAAGAAACTGCAGAGCTAGAACGTCAAGCTATTTTAATGGAAGAAAACTCAAGAGAACAAATTAATCAAAGCGTAAATAATTTATCAGGAATTGTTTCTGAAGATGAAAGTATTGAGTTAGAAAGTGTAAAAGGGAATTATGAAGAATTAAATGCTCTTTTAGGGGAAATGGTTGAAAACCATCAAATTTCTGTAGAAGAAATTGAGATGGAAACAACCGCTTTAGAAGGGTTATTGAATGATTATAACGAAGAAAAAAGTACTTTAGAAGATATAAATGATATTAAACAAAGAATAAATAAAATTATGAGTAGGTCTAACTCTTCTTTAGTTAACGATTTAAAGAAAGAAAAAGACCAACTAAAAACAGGAAAATTAACTGCGGATCAAAAACAAAGAATTCTTACTTTAGCAAAACAAATTTCTAAAGAAGAAAATAAGGTTACTGACCAAGTCAAGAAAACTGCAAAAGAAGTTGAAAACGAAAATAAAAATAGAAAAAAATCTGCAGATTTACAAGACCAAGTAAAGAATAATAATCAACAAATAGATAAAGCTTTACAGCCTGCGGAGAAAGCCGCTCCACTTATTGGAACAGTAAATGGATTAACTGCATCTGTGTCAGCTTTAACAACTGCATGGGCAGGATTAAATTCAATCACTTCAATTTGGAGTGATTATGCTAATGGAGACATTTCTGTTGGCGAAGCAATAATGCAAACCTTAACAAGTATTACAATGGTGTTACCAGGAGCAATAAGTGCATTTAAAACTTTAAAAGGTATGCAAGATTCTTATGCCGCATCTAAAGCTGCAAGTATAGCAGCAGCAAAAGAAGAAGCTGCAGTAATAGTAGAAAATACTGCAGCTCAAGAAGCTTCTGCAGTAGCCACAGCAGCTTCAACAGAAGCAGAAATAGCAGATACTGCAGCTACTACTGCATCAACTGTTGCGGAAACAGCCGATATCGCCGCTTCAACTGCAGGTGCAGCAGCAGAAGGAGCAGATGCAACAGCTACTACTGCAGATACTGTAGCCAAAGGTGCAAATGCTGTAGCAACTGGAATAGCAACAGCCGCACAAGCAGCTTTTAATGCTGTATGTATGGCAAATCCTATTGTATTATTAATAGGAGCTTTAACATTAGCTGTTGGAGCTTTTGCTATATTTAGTGCAGCATCTGAAAAAGCTAAAGAAGCTCGTGTGGAAGATGCCGAAGAAGCTTATAAAGAAGCTGTGGCAACAAGAGAAGAAGCTCAAGCGAAAAAAGAAAGTGCAGATGCTTTTTTAGATTTATATAAACAATATCAAGCAGGTACGAAATCAAAAAATGATTTAGCAAAAGCTACTGATAGTTTAACTAAATTATTGAATAAAGAAGATATAGAAATTGCAAAATTAACAGGGAATTATGATAATTTAATAGAAAAACTTAAAGCAGCTCGAAAAGAAGCCTTACAAGGTGAAATAAAAGGTTTTGAAAATGAAAAAGCTGCAGCAGAAGAGAAGATATTAAGTAAAGGTTACAAATCTAAACCTTCATCATCAAAAGATGGTTATTTATATGTTAGTGGATCAGGAAATCATGGATTGTCTTATGACGATGAATTTGATGATAAAGATTTTTCTCAATGGTTAATGGATAAAGGTCATTATGATTTTGTCGAACAGGATGAAGATGGTAATTATTATCAAGGTATAAGAACCAAAGAAAATGCTGAATCTATGGCACAATTAGCAGAGTATTGGGAGGAATATGTAAAAGCATCTAATGATAAAGATAGTAAATATTATGTTAGTGCAAAAGAAAAAGCAGATTCTGAAATGTATCAAAACTATAAAAAATTTATTAATTCTTATTCAGGTGATTTAGAAGATTATGAAAAAGCCAAAGGAGAGTTAAGTAAAAGGCAAGCGGAACAAGAAGTCTATAATACTGATTTTTCTAAAATAACAAAAGCTGAAGATTATGCCGCTAAAAGAGATGAATTAAGAGGAAAATTAAAAAAATCTGGAGCTGCAGAAGGATTGAGCGATGCAGAAATAAATAATGAAATAGATGAATATGCTTCTCAATTTAATGATGATTTAGACGATATTATTCAAAAAACAAACACGGTT